ATCAAAAGACTATAACGAAAACAAAATAAATTATAAACAATGAACGGTTGATGCCCGCTAAGAAAGCTGCTAACAGAACTAGAGAGACAACTGCCCATTCCTATCTAATCAGAAACCGAACTTTTTCCATACAACAGTCTGTCCACAAGTTCTCCAGAAGTATCTGTGCTTCTGTGAAACCTGCTACTTTGAAAATATTTCATTAAATTTTCTACTTCTTTTTTTTCTTTCTTTTTTGAAACACTATTAATTTTACTCATTTCATTTAAAAAGTCCTCTTTAACACGATAAAGTACCTCTCTACTATTTTTTAACTTTTTTCTTTCTTCCTCGCAAAATCTCAAAAAGTCGTCTGCTTTAGTTCTAATTTTTAATTCTTGGCATCTGGAATACATTTTTTCAAAGAAATCATAATTATCTAAAAGCTCTCCACAACTTTTAGATTCCTTTACACCTTCAGAGCCATAAATTTCCGCTAAATCATATATGTAATCTCGTTCTTCTCCCAGACTGTCTAAACTTTTCTTGAAGTTTTTTAGCGATTCTAAATTATTTTTTAAACCCCTTATACATTCTTCACTTTCCTTTTGCTCATTTTTTAAATATAAAATCGCTTTTTCACTCTCGTCTACTTCATAACAAAGTTTTAAAAGTTCTTCATCCTCACGTTGAATATACCCTATAGATGCTCCCAATCTATCAAGAAGTTCACCGCCGCCTTTTGTTATGTTCTCCATGAGGAAATTTACTGCATTTTCAAGAACTTCATATCCCTCTCCTTCTAATTTTTCTAGTCTATTTTGTATATTTTCTTTCTTTTCTTCGTTTTTTTTCTTTTCGTAATCGTTTGCGTTTTCTTTCTCTTTAATGTTTTTGGCTCTTTCTTCCTTTTCTTTATGTGTTATTCGTAATCTGGTAAGATTTAAAATATAGTCTTTTACCTTAGACGAAAAGCCGTCAGACTTGTCATCGCCAAAAGCCTCTTGTATGATCAATCTTGCTTTTGAAGATATACTTTCTCCCGGAACGTCCTGGAGATTAAGCCTTTTTTTGCTTTCTTCTGCTTCTTCAGTGGCGTCCTTTTCTACCTTTTTAACAAAATTAATCAAAAAATGCCCTATTGCCTCTTTAGTTTTTTGTTGAACATTTTCCTCCAATCTTTTTATCTCGTTTCTTAGGTAAGGCAAAGAGTAAAATTCCTCCTCTTTCCCTTTAGGGAAAAAAGAAAACTTTACTTTTTGATCACTTTCGTCATTTTGTATTTTGTTCATAATGTCCTCAAAATCTTCTTTAGACATGTAGCTATAATCATACAATTTTTCAACAAGTAGGTTTTCTTTTGACTTAGAAAGCATACAAAGGATTTCCTTTTCTTTTATTTCGTCAATGGCAGTGTCCAGTTCTTCTATGCGACTACCTAGATTTTTAGTTATTAATTCAGCAATTTCTTCCTCACTACCATTACTCTTCAGTTTTTTTAGCGCTTCGTCAAAGTTTTGTGTGAGTTTTATTTTTAATTCTTCGCTTAAACCCTTACTTTTCAAAATTTTATTCTTGAAGTCGGTTAAGATATTTCCACCATTAAGTTCAAAAAGCTTTTCCTGGCACTTTTTTATTAGATTGCTTCTAGACCAAAGCATATATACAATGGTGCTAGAAAAAAATGAAAGTAAAGTATCCCCAAAATGTGCCTGCGTCTGCAAAGCGCCAGGTGCACAGGCCGAAACAATTAAAGAGCTAGCGATTAAGCCGCTTCCTTTCTTTCTAAATTTCCCGTTCATTTTTCAACCCCTTTTTGCAAACAATACTACCATTATTATACTAAATACATAAAAAATGTCAATAAATATTTTAAATATACAATTTAGTAAACATAAATTTTACTAAACTTTCTGTTTATAAAACAAATATCTATTTAGGTTCAGCAATTAAATATATGGAAATTTCTTACAATATAAAAAGTAAAAAAACCCCCCATTTAAAAAACTTGCATAAAAAAGCACCTAAAAATTTTCTGAACAGTTTAATTAACAAATGTATCTTTTAAAAAACTATTTCTAAACCTACTGGGCAATGGTCACTTCCTAAAATTTCACTGTAAATTTTAGCATCTTTAATTTTGTCTTTTAAGCAATCGGAAACCAAGAAGTAATCTATTCTCCATCCGGCATTTCTTGATCTTGCTTGTCTTAAGTAGGACCACCATGTATAAGCGTCTTTTTTCTCGGGGTACAAATATCTAAAAGTGTCTACAAATCCTAAATCCAAAAGTCTTGTAAATTTTTCTCTTTCTTCATCTGTAAAACCTGCATTTTTGTGATTAAATTTTGGATTTTTAAGGTCAATTTCTTTGTGCGCTACGTTTAAATCCCCACACAAAACTACAGGCTTTTTTAAACTGATTAAATAATTTCTAAAATCATCTTCCCACTTACACCTGTACTCTAGTCGAGAAAGGTCTTGTTTAGAATTTGGAGTATAACAATTCACAAAATAAAAATTTTTAAATTCTAAAGTGAGGACCCTGCCCTCTTTTGGATGCTCCCCAACATTAATATCGTAAAAAACATTCAAAGGTTCTATTTTAGAAAACACAGCAGTACCAGAGTACCCTTTTTTTTCAGCATAGTTCCAGTACTGGATATAAGAAGAATCTATTTCTAGATTAATTTGCCCTTCACCTAGTTTAGTTTCGCTTACAGCGAAAATATCTGCGTTTATATCTTTAAAAAAATCTAAAAAACCTTTTTTTACACAAGCTCTCAATCCGTTAACATTCCAGGAAACAAACCTCATCTGCTTTTACCTTAATTTTTTTATGTACCTGCATTTTACCAAAAATCTAAATTTTTACCAACAGCCTCACTTTTTAAACTGCTAATCTGAGTAAAAACTATCAAATCAATAGAAAAATGTGTACTTTCCTGGAAAAGTAAACTTAAAAAGGTTTTCCATAACCTCATTCTGCTTTTTATTCAGGTATTCAATTCTTTGTTTAGCATCCTTTTTTGATTCTAACTTTTCACTAGTTTGCTCTATATTTTTTTTAATATCAGCAATCTTTGAATTTTTAGCTTCTACTGCTCTTTGTAATTCTTCTATACGTTGCTCGTAATCCTCTATGTCTTTTTCACAGCACACCTCTTTCACAAAATTTTCTATTTCACTGAAGTCTTTTTCAGTAAAAATATAACGGCGATGTTTTTGTATTTTAACCAACTCAAAACGATCTGTATCAAAACCACGGAACCTAATAAGACTTTTAGCTTGTATTTCTCCAGCCGCTGTCACTATTTTACCAATCTTTTCTTCCACCAAATCACTAAACAAATTTTCACTAAAACTTTCCTTCAACTTTCTTATTTCCTTTAACTTTTCTTGTGCCTTTTTAAAATTTTCAAAATCTTTCTGGAACTTTTTTAGTTGTTCGGAGAGTTCATCGAATTCTCTTTTAAACTCTTTGTCTTCGTTGTAATTATTTATGTTGGTTTGCTTAAGACTAATAAGCTCATCCTGTGCCTTGTTAAAATCTTCTACGGCCAATTGTTGAATATTTTTTCCTTTAAAACTATTGAAACAAAATTTTAAAGGCTTCTCTTTTAATGCTGATAAGTAAAACAGAGTTTTTTCTTTCTGCAATTCTTTTAAATCTGATTCTAACCTTTCTTCCGGGTAAGAAAGAGGCTTTTCCTCTTTTGCAATAAATTCACCATCTAACCATTTTAACTCTTCAAAAGTAGGTACCTCATAGTTAGATCCCAGCAAAGGACGACTAATCTTTTCAAAACTCTGGTATATCGTCCTAAACCCATTTTGACATATCCACTCACAAGTTAATTTCCAATATTCCAAAAGTTTTTGTCTGAGTTCAAGATTTTTCATAAGTCCTTCATCTTTTTTTGCATTTTCTATAATTTCTATACTTGGCTTCAACTTCTCAATTAATGGATCTTTTTTTAAATTTTCTACCGATTTTTTACATTGATCCATATCTTCCGTCATCTTTTCTAAGCTCTGTTTTTCTGAATCCAATTCTGATTCTAGCTCTAACTTTTTGCCATTCTTTTCTTGATACTTAACCAAATCTTTGTTTAATTGGAGCTCCATGTCAGCTTTAACATAAGCTGACACCTTATCTAAAAGCCCAAGAACATACATCCCAGCTGCAGTAAGAAAAGTATACCAAATGAATGTAAGCAAAAAGCTACTATTCCCCACTACCTTGGTTGCTTCTTTCTGCACCAAATGCACACTTTGACCCTTTTTGACTTTACCAATAACACTCGAACTAACATCACTTTGTGCCCACGAAACCAGCGCAGAAGCACTTGCCAGCGATGCGAAGACGGATGCAAATTTTGAAGTTTTATCCCTAAACATAAACACCCCACCTCATCAGCAAACTACGTATTATTTATTGCTATTATACTTTAAAATAAATGTAAAGTAAATACAAAAACTTTTTAATTAAGTAAAAAAATAAACAATAGCTAAACACAGTACACCATTCTCAGAATTTATATTTAAGACATTTATTTTTAAGATTCATTTTTTAGTTATTAGGAGATATTGTTTTAAAATAAAATTTATATAACTATAACTAAAATAAAATATAAAAAAATTTTTTCTAAAAAAGTTGCACAAAATAATGCAAAAAAATGACTTTTGAAAATATTTGTGTAATTTGTTTTTAAGGAGGAGATTTTAAATAACTCAAAATAAAGAACAAAAACTCAAGTCAAAGGAGAGGCTGTTTTGTGTAAATTATGTAGAAACAGGAAATATTAAAGAAGCAGCAGCGAAAGCGGGATTTAAGAAAAATTCTTTCAACATAGGGTGCAATTTGCTTTCGAGGAAAGATATTGAAGAAGAAATAGAAAAGCTTTATAAACGCAAGAAAAAAAATTTAATATACAAAGCATGCAGTGGTTATGAAAGATTAGCTTTTGGCGAGATTACAGATTCAATTATACTTTTGAATCCAGGAAATATCAGTGCAGAAAAAATAGCTTTAATGGATTTATTTAATGTGTCTGAAATAAAGAAAAATAAAGACGGATCAATAGAAATAAAGTTTTTTGACAGAATAAGGGCACTTGAAAAAATACAAAACATGGACTTTACCGGCAATGAGCAAAGCGAGACTTTTTACAGTGCCATTCAAAAAGGAACTAAAGCTTTTGGGGAAAATATTGATGATTAAGTTTTTTAGAAAGTAAAAACAGTTGGAATTTAAAGCTTTTTCCAAAAAGCAGGTAAAAGTCCTTAGTTGGTGGCATGAAAAAAGTCCTTACAAAAATAAAGATGCTATTATATGCGACGGTTCTATTAGAAGTGGTAAAACTCTTTGCATGGGAGTATCCTTTATTGCTTGGAGCTTTTACAATTTTAAAGATTCAATATTTGCAATTTGCGGTAAAACCATACGGTCCATAAAAAGAAACTTTATAGATGCTGTTTTCCCTGCAATAAAAAATCTAGGTTTTAAATACAGTTTTAAAGTTTCTGAAAATTTAATAGAGATTACTACTCTTAACAGGAAAAATAAATTTTACTTGTTTGGTGGAAAGGATGAGTCTTCTGCTTCATTAATTCAAGGAATAACTTTAAGCGGAGTATTTTTTGATGAAGTCGCACTGATGCCCAGGTCTTTTGTAGAGCAAGCTTTGGCTAGGTGTTCTGTTAAAAATTCCAAATTTTGGTTTAACTGCAATCCTGAATATCCTCAGCATTGGTTTTACCAAGAATGGATTTTAAAGCACAAAGAAAAAAATACTCTTTATTTGCACTTTACTCTAAAAGATAACCCTTCCATAACAGAAAAAGTAAAAAAACGATATGAAAATTTATACACCGGAACTTTTTATGAAAGGTTTATTTTAGGCAAGTGGGTTGCTTCATCCGGAGTTGTTTACCCAAGCATGACAGATCCTGCAGTCTTTGTAGCAGTACCTCTTATTAACTTTGAAAGTTATTACGTTTCCTGCGACTATGGTACAGTAAACCCGGCGTCTTTTGGTCTTTGGGGAAAATATAAAGACTCATTTTACAGAATAGACGAATATTATTACGATTCAAGAAGAACAGGCAAACAAAAAACAGACGAAGAGCATTATGAAAGTTTACTTAGTTTAGTAAAAGACTTAAAGATAAAGTACGTAACAGTTGACCCTTCAGCTGCAAGTTTTATTGCTTTAATAAAAAAGAAAAATAAATTTTGTGTTATTCCGGCAAAAAATAATGTACTGGATGGTATTCGCAAAGTTTCGAGTAATTTAAAAAACAAAAAAATTTTTATATGTAATACCTGCAAAGACAGTATGAGAGAATTTTCACTTTATAGGTGGGAAGATTCTTTAGGCAAAGACGTTCCATTAAAAGAGAATGATCACGCTATGGATGATATCCGCTACTTTGTTACAACAATTTTACCGCTTGAAAATGATGAAAACCATGAAGATTTTTTGGTGTTTGCAGCAAAAAGGTAGTCAAGTAAAATCCTTTTTATGAAAGATGTCTCGCTTAAATAAAAAGGCAAACTTATAAACAACAGTCGTTAATTTGTTGCAACAGTGTTGCCGCTTGAAAATGGTAAAAACAACAACGACACTCTGGCCTTTGCCTCGAAAAAATAGTCCCGTAACAGACATCATAGTACCTAAAAAAATTATCTACGGTAGAAACCATTTTTGAGGAGACGTTAGTTTTCCAAGTAAAATAGTAATGTACCGAAAATAGAGTGATTTTTTTAGTTTTTGCTAAAAAAATGTAGCTAGAAATATCTGGTTTTTAAATTAAGTTTAGCTCAAGTAAAAAACAAAATCTCTGTGCCCTTTAAGAAAGCTTAATCAGTAACTAAAATAAGTTTTTAATTCACTGAAGAAAAAAACTTAATTTATAGATTTTAAACTAAAGTATAAAGCTAAAAATTAGGCAGTAAAAAGCCTATAGCTGCAAGTGATTAAAAATTTAAAAGGGTACAAGACAAACGTTTTGTGTAAGTAAGTTTTTTTAGAAAAATAAAATCTGATATTAAATATTTAGTGTTAGTAATTATAAAAATTAATATTCATAAAAAATAGAAAAAGGAATGATACAATGAGTTTTTTAAAGAAATTATCTTTAAAAAATAAGGAAAAAACCGAACTACCAATAGAAGCTGTGCCTTCTACTTTTAGACATCACCCTTTTACTGAGCTTAACAATTACAGTTATTACTTTGAAAACGAAAGACGTTTATATAAAACTTTAAGAACTGCTGTTCCAATTATAGATGCTGCAATAAATAAGACTGTGAGGCTAATTGGAAATTTTAAAGTTAAGTGCAACGAAGAATATATAGAAAAAGAATTAAATGACTTTTTAAGAAATGTTAAGGTAAATGCTACTTCCAGTGGAATAAACAGTTTTTTGTCTTTACATTTAGATGAGCTCCTTACCTACGGAACTGCCGTAGGAGAAATAGTTTTGGATCATGAACTTAACTGTGTAAGTGCTCTTTATAATGCCAGTCTGAGTGATGTTGAACTAGAACTTTCAGATAATCCCCTTAAAATAAATATATTTAGAAAAACTAAAAGTACAGAAAAAGTACCTGTAAAAAATAAAGATCTTATTTTAGTTTCTACTTTAAATGCAGAACCCGGTTGTGCTTATGGAAAATCTATACTCAAAGGGCTTCCATTTGTTAGTAGTATTTTGCTTAACATTTACAATACTATTGGTCTTAACTGGGAAAGAGTGGGTAATGTTAGATTCTCAGTTACCTACAAACCGGGTAATTCAAATGGTGAAAAAATATACACCAAAGAAAGAGTTATGCAAATCGCTAAAGAGTGGTCTAAAACTATGCACTGTAAAGATAGCGTCAATGATTTTATATCTGTAGGGGATGTAGATATTAAAGTCATAGGTGCTGATAATCAGGTTTTAGACAGTAACATTCCTGTCCGACAAATGCTGGAACAAATAGTTGCAAAGATGTCTATTCCTCCATTTTTATTGGGTCTTTCTTGGTCTACAACAGAGAGGATGTCTTCCCAACAAGCAGATATTTTAACCAGTGAACTTGAGTTTTACAGAAATATTCTAGAAATCCCTGTAAGTAAAATATGCAAAACTTTTTTAAGGCTTAATAATTACCCGGAAGATTTTGATATTTTATGGGATAACATTAACCTTCAAGATGAAGTGGAACTCGCCAACGCAAGACTAACTAATGCTAAAGCAAAGGAAATAGAAAAAAGACTGGGAGAAAAAACATAGTAGGGTTTTAGTTTTTTTATTATTAGTTTAGATGGGTAAAAATTATATTTTTAAAAAACAAAATATTATTTTTCTTTTTTTAGGCCCTATTTTTATATATTTAAATTCGTGTAAAAACAGATTTACTTTTAAGCTTATTTTAAGAAAAAAATAATTCTAAGAGTAGATCATTCAATAGCTAGTTAAAAAAATTTTTCCAGCCAGTTTTCTTATAGAAAAACACAATTAAATTTATTGTTAATATGGGTTAAATGTGCAATCAGGCGGTGCTAAAAATGGCTACACCTTTAACATATAAGACACACAATAGCTGTACTGTGGCACTGTATCTTAGCGAGATTAAATCTGTCTAACTTTGGTACTACTTGTAATTAGGTTATTAATTAAAGTCTTAAAAATAAAAAAGGAGAAAAAATTTAATTTTGAAAGAAGCTTATGTAATAAAAAATTTGAGTGATTCTAAAGAATTAACAAATAAGGACATTGATTTAATTAATAAATACACAAAGAGAAACTTAAAAAAAGAAGAGATATATACTTTTTCTTTTATACTTTGTGACAACGAAATAGACAGAGAAAACGAAAAATTTACAAAAGAGGCTTTAGAAAAACTTTCTAAATTATTTTTGGGCAAGACCGGCGTTATGGACCATGAGGCTAAGGCTAAAAATCAGTCGGCTAGAATTTATTACTGTGAAGTTGAAAAAGTAGACGGAAAAATCACAAAAGATAAAGAACCGTATTTTAGACTAAAAGCTAAAGCTTACATGCCAAAGAGTGAAAAAAATAAAGATTTAATACTTCAGATTGATTCTGGAATAAAAAAGGAAATTAGTGTAGGTTGTGCTGTTAATAAAGTTATTTGTTCTATTTGTGGGTGCAACAAGAAAAATGGAATAAGTTGTAATCATATTAAGGGTAGAAATTATAATAAAAAGCTTTGTTACAACATTTTAGACGACCCAATAGATGCCTACGAATGGTCTTTTGTAGCAATACCAGCACAAAAAGAAGCCGGTGTTATAAAGTCTTTAAAAAATAGAAATTTGAAAGGAGGTGTTTTAAACTTGGAAGAAATACTAGAAAAAATTAACTCTTTAAAAGAAATTATTTTAAGTGAAGAAGAGGTTAAGTTGTTAGCTGATTACATAAAAAATTTAGAAGAAATTTCTAATTTTGGAAAAGAGTGTAAGGAAGATTTAAAAAAAGAAGTAGTTAGACTTTATGCTTTGAATCAGCCAAAAATAAGCTCTGAAGTAATAAATAGTGTTACTTCCAAAATGAGCTTTCATGAATTAAAGGCTTTTAAAAAAGCTTTTATAAAAAATGATAACAACCCTCTTTTTTTTGATGTAAAACCACAACTAGCAAATAAACCTAACACAAAAACCGCGCTTTACAAAGAATTTAAAGTTTAACTTCAAAAAATTTTAAAACTATTTTGTGCCTTTAAAAAATATATCACTTTGCTTGGTAATCTTAAAAAATCATTAGACGGTTAAATAAGTTTTTTCTGAATAATTTTTATTTAAAAGTTTTTATTACCTGTAAAAATCAGCAGTTTTTTATTTTTAAAAAATTTACAAAAAATTTAAATAAAAAATCTTAGTCTTTTTTATTAAAGACTTAAGAAAATCTTGTGTTTACTAAAAATTATAAAAATAAGGAGCAATTAATTTTATGGCTTATTATGATTCTTTAAAACTTGAAAAAGGTATGTACAATATAGATTTTACAAAGACTCTTGAAAAATTGGATCCATCAGAAAACTATGAAGGTACTAGTTTAGCCGGGCTTGATGCTTTTCAAAGACAACTTAAAAGATTTGACATTAAAGTAAATGGTAAGAATTCTGACGTTATAGAAAAATTTTTTAGAACATCAGAATCAGCTGTTTTGTTCCCGGAATATATAAAAAGATCTGTTCAGCAGGGCCTTATGGAAGAGAGCGTTTTGCCGGATATTACAGCTACTGTTACCATGATAGACGGAAATGATTACAGAACTATAGAATTAACAGAAGATGAAGATTTAGCACCAGGTAACGAAGAGGAAGAAGATGAAGAAACTGAAGGCGTAAAACTCCCAGGAACAACAATAAAAAATAAAAAAACTTTTGTTAAAATAAATAAAAGAGGCAGAGTAATATCTTCTTCTTATGAAGCTTTAAGGCTTAAAAGACTGGATCTATTTTCTGTTGCTTTAAAACAAATTGGTGCAACTATAGCAAGAGAACAACTTAAAGATGCTGTAACAGTTTTAGCTGGGTCTAGTGAAGCTATAGTTTCAGAGTCTGAAGTTTTTACTTACGACGATTTAATTGACCTTTGGGGAAAACTTGAACCTTATAATCTTAGTGCTATTTTGTGCAACAATAAAATGATGCAAAATATTTTAGCTTTAGATGAAATGAGAGATGCTCAAGCAGGTCTTAACTTCCAAGGTACCGGCAAAATGGTAACCCCTCTTGGGGCGACTTTAGTAAGAGCTTCTAGTGTAGAGGATAATCATGTAATAGGAATAGACAAAATCTGTGCTTTAGAAATGGTACAAGCAGGTGAAATCTTAATAGATTACGACAAATTAATAGATAAACAGCTTGAAAGAATAGCTATTAGTAGTTCTTGCGGTTTTGCTACTGTATTTAACGATGCTATTAAAATTATTAATTATTCGTCTATAAGCTAATTTTAGGAAAGAGTATATTCTGTTCATTGGCTTGAATTTATAGATATTATAAAAATACAGTGCGAAAGCAGGAAGTTCGTAAAATTAGTAGGTCCGGTGCAATAATAATTTTTTGTGCGGGTAGTTATTAAATCTTTAAACTATGGCTGTTTTTCTAAAATAAGAAGTATTATTGTAGGCTATAAAATTTTTATAGCTTGAAAACATAGATTTTACAAAAACTTAAAAATTAGAAAAATACTAATCGACTAGACTTAATTTAATTTTGAAGTATAGTTTTTTCCCTTTGCTGATTTTAATTTACCTTAATGAGTCGCTTTGTGGTATTTTCTCTATTTTGTATTTTTAGTTCTGCTTCGTTTTAAAATCCATTTTTTTAAGGAGGGAAAAATTTGCTTATAGATTTAGGTGAAGTATTAAGAAATTTTTTGCTTATATCTGACTTAGAAGAAAACGAATCCGTTGAATATATGCCGATTTTAAAAGATGCAGTCGGTGCTATTACTTCTAAATTAAAAAATACAAATATAAAAAAAGAAGACAAAATAAGACTTAATTATGCAGCTGCGAATCTCGCTTTTTATAAATATATGCTTATTAAAAAAGCGAGGTTAAAAGTAGACTCTTTTTCAGTGGACGGTGTAAATATAAAAAACGATATAGTCTCTTCTTTAAAAGCAGCTGAAGATATATGGTTTAGCGCAAAAGAAGAAATAAAAGATCTTTTAAAAGATGAAGAATTCGAATTTATTGGTGTACCAACTTGCAAGTATTGCTGCTAATGGCATAGATGTTTTTATATAAAAAGGTGCGAACTAAAACAAGGTTAACATTGTGGATTTTTCACTAAGCTTTTTGCTTAAAAAAATACTCTGTCAATAAAAAATTAGTTATTTAAAATTTTTTTACGTTAACTTTAAGTGCATTGTTTTTATCCACTTTGTACCCTGGCCTATTACTTATTTATTTAAATAAAGCAGGAATTTAAATGTTTAAAGAGTGCATAAATGAAATATTGAAAGATTACGGTCAGAACGTAGAAATTTTTTTAGGAAATGAACTTTTGGCAAAAACTAAGGCTTTTATTAGACTTTTAAATAATAAAAGCGGTTTTTTTAAAGAAAAAATTAAAGAGATAGGAAATATAGATGAAGGTAAATATTTATATATAGGTCCTGAAAATATAAGGTTAAATGGAAATTTTGAAGATTATATTTTTTTAAAAACTGAAAATGAAGAATACGTGCTTTTAAAAGCTTGTGAAGCTTATTTGAAAAATGAAACTGTTTATGTTTGGGCTATTCTTTCAAAACATATAAAGGAGGTTTAGCCTTTGGCCAGTGTTTTAGAGTTATTAAATAAATTAAAAAATTTATTAGAAAGTAGTGAAGAGCTAGAAAATATTAAATTTATTTTAAATTTTAATAATTCTTTTGTTCCTAAACCTTTTTTGGAGCCTACTGTAGTTATTGGTCTAAACTCTGTAAATATAAAAAATGGCCCTTTTAATGGATATGTAGGAACTAAAGACAATATAGAATATTTCGGAAATGAAAGCAATATAAAAATAGGACTTAATATTTATGTGCCAAAAAAAATCGGTAGTGAAGAGAACTTTAATATTTTCCAAAAAATATACAAGGTCTTATTTACGAACACGGAAAGTATAGATGTTTTAAATCTTAGTGCTAAAGAAATAGGTTATGACTCAGACGTTGGAGTTTTTTTGCTTGAATGCGAAGTTTTAGCTTTTTCTTTTCTTATGTTTAAAGAAAATAGTTAAAAAATAGATATAATCTAGTAAAATATAGCCGTTACTTTTTAAATTATAAACTATATATTTTTTCCATAAAAATTAATTTTAGAATCGAGGTATCTTTATACTACAGCTTCTTGATGATGACAGTATTTTCTCTCCTATAAAGAATCTTTATATTGAAATAAATGGGGTTAAAGTTGGTTCAATAAGTAGTTATAATGTAAAATCTATTTGTAGCAGTAGACATCTTGACACTCTTTGGGGCAATGGTTCAGCCGATACAGCAAAAGGTAACACTAAGTATATTGTTAGTCTAACTAAGATATGCCTTGCAAATAATATAATAAATTTTTATACACTTTCTAATTTCACTTTAAAAATATTCAAACCAATAGAAACCATTACTTTTTCTTCGTGCGAATGGACTGAAATGGAAGAAAGTGGAAGTCTAGAAAGAATAGTTATTGAAAAATTTAACATTATATCCTTAAAAAGAACTACAAAATAAATTCTTTAAAAACTTATAAAAAATTGAATGTTTTTACTTTTTTAATAAGTGCTGTTATTTTTTAAAAAGTAAATACGTCTTTGATGAGCCAGTATTAAGACCTTATAAAAAACTACAAATAAAGCAATAAAGTCCATTTAGAATTAAAGTTTATCAGTTACAACCTCGCTTAATAGAGTATAAGCTGATGTACTTTGTAAAGATAAGATATGGATATCTCTACTAGTATCCGGATTTTTTTACCAAACATTATTAAAAGGAGATGTTTTTTTGAAACAAGATATATTTAGCGACGATACATTTAATGAAAATACAGGTAAAAACATAGAAATATTTAGAAATTTTTTAGATTACGAAAATATAGGAGAATTTTTTGAAAAGGATGCTAGAAGATACAAAAGATACCTTGGAGACGATATTCTAAAGGAACAAGTTATATGAACTCTTTAATGAAGTATAAATCTTTTATTTGGCCTCGTAACCCTAAGGAGATAAACATAACAGTAGAAAATGATATTAAAGATTTTTACATACCTAAGGCTGGAAGTGTACTTCAAAATTACAGAAGACGAAAAAGGGTAATATCTGGTACAGGGGAATTTTTTGGAGAAGACTGTTTTTCACAATATGAAAACCTTTTTGAAATCTTTAAAAACTCAAATGGTAGCAGCTATTTAGTAATTCCAAATATTGACCCATTTCCAGCGGTTTTTAAAAATTTAAAGCTTTTAGGGGACCCCTCCCCTAATGTGGTAACTTATTCTTTTACTTTTTGGGAAGATACTAAAGATATCTACAAAAATGAAATAAACATAATAAAAAATTTTCATGTAACTTATGGCAACGAAAGTCTTTGGAATATATCTTTGAAATATAACTTGAATATAAACGATTTACTAGATTTGAACTCTTTTATAAAAGACCCAAAAGAAATTCTAAAAGAAGGCTTAAGAATATCTCTTCGCTAAAACGTTTAAATACAACTTTACTATATAAAATAGGCTCAATCTCTCCCTATTTAATATATCTGTTTAACCGCCAGTAATTTTTACTTTACTACTCTTAAAGCTTTCTATAAAAAACAAAAAAATTCAAGAGGAGGTAAGAAAATTTGTGTGTTAAGTTATGTAGTTACAACTGTAGATGATGAAAAAATAAACTTAGGTTTTTCCTTAAACGTTAATATTAATAAATCTTTAGATGCCCCTGCTGATGAATTAGTTGTAACTTTTCCTTTAACAGAAAAAATAAAAGAGCTAAAAACAATTGAGGTTTTTAATGAAAAAAAAGAGAGAATATTTTCAGGAATAATAGACTTACAGAAATTTTTCTACAAAACTAGCGGAAGTTATCTTAGCTTAACTGCTAGAAATAGTGTGTCACTTCTTTTAGACAACGAAGCTCTTCCATGCACTTACACTTTGCCATCTTTAGAGATTATTTTTAAAAATCATGTGAGACCTTATGGGTTTAATAATTTTTTAGGAAATAATAAAGTCTTTGCCAAAGAATTCATTGTAACAAAGGGAATGAGTGAATATGAAGTTTTAGAATACTTCTGCATCAGGTACCTAGGCGTTTGCCCAAGGTTTTTAAATGATAGTATTTTAGACGCCACTGGTGATTATAAAAAAAGCAATATAATATTTTCAAATGAAATAAGTGGAACTATTAGATACTGTTCTTTGTGTGAAAACATTAAAAGATACAAGCAATATTCACAGCTTTATATTAAAGCAGGAGAGGATTCGAGTTATTCTCTAAATGTAAAAAATGAAAAAGCTTTTAATAAAGGTATTTTAAGAAAAAGATATTTAAATGTCTCTAACTCTTCAGTAACGCCTATAGAGTATGGCGAAAAGATATTAAATTCTTCTAACAAAAATTCTTATGAATTAGTCATAAATTGCCCTGGAAATGTAATTTTAAATCCGGGGGACTTGGCTAGCTTAAAAGATAGCTCTTTTAAAAACTCAGATTCAGACTTTTTAGTGTATAAAGTAAACTACACCTTAAATAGCTCTTTAGAAGAGACAACTGTAACTTTAATAAAAAAAGATTAATTTTTTATTTCACGGTAGGACAGCGAAAAAAACTAACAAAAAGATTGTGAAAAATTTTTTTTACTAAATTTTCTATACTTAATTACATAGATTTCTTTGCTAATCCAAACTACTGCTTCCGGTAGTAAAAGCGTAACAAATTTTTTTATACGACATTATAAACAGTGAGAGGCCATTGTACCGCATTTTTTATGAGTAAGTTAATCGACTATTTTTTAGTAGAATTGGTCCTTTAACTATTTTGATTTTAACTAACTTTTTTGATTAACCGCATAAAAAGTTCTAGCAATAAATAAAACATTTTTTGCCTAATATGCTGAATGGACTATTAGAAAAATAATAAAAATTATTTTTTTAATATTAATTTTTATTATCTCCTACCTAAATGAAAAATTTACATATAAATTTCTTAAGCAAAATAATAAACATAAAAATTATTTTAAATATTTAAAAGGAAAGGATACATATTTACTATTTATGTGGGTGTCTAAAGAAATAAATTCCTTTGGGAAGAAAAGCCTTTTTTCATCTGTTGGGAAAATAAATCAGGTAACTGGCAGCAACGTTTGTGTAGAAGACGATTCTGAGTATAGAGACATACCCATTGTCTGCCCATATGGTATTGTCAGTACCCCCGTAATTGGCAGTGAAGCTATATTTGCAACTTTGTCTTCGGGTTTTTTTTATTTGGGATGTAAAATTAAAAATAATGAAAATTTAAGACCAGGCGAGGTTGGAATATACTCTTACGGTGGAGCTAGTATTGTACTTAAAAACGATGGCAGAGTTTTAATTAATGGTAATGAAATAAATTAAAAAAATTTAAATTTTATGTCTCGAAGCTTGTTAGTAAGTTGCTACTTGGTACATTACGGGTAGAGCCCTTGGCTTTTAAAGAGCGTCACTAACTGAGCAAGGCGGACAATAATTTTTAATAAATTTTAAAACGAAATTTTTGTTTTTTATTTTGTCCGCCGGCGTAAATAGTGACGCGATTTAAAATAAAAAGCTTTTTATAAAGAGATATATAAATTAAAAATCAAAAGATTATATTACGGAAAAAAGACTCAGTCTACAATAAAACACTTTTTTATAAAATTGCAGTATTTTCGGCTTGAGAATATTTATAACCATATACTCAAGGCAAATAGACAAGTAGTAAACTTTATTTTCTAAGGTTAACTGGATATGTAGAACACTTTTTTATGCAAATACCTTTTAAGTTTTAAAATTTAAAACTATTGTGTTTGCTACGTTTATACTTTTTTTAAAAACTTTTAAATACTAATTTTAAATATTATTTATTACAATTGACTATTTTTGCTTTTTCTAAGAATAGTCAAGAACGTATACTGATCAGCTTAATTTTTTGTTTATTGTTTATTTTATACTAAATACTTAATGAGACTATTGTAATAGTTGAGTTTTTGTTATTTTTAATTATTAGACATACAACTTTATTATTTTTATTTCTTGGTTTGTAATTTTATATTTTTTAGTAAAGCACAATTACACTATCGTTCGTGCCACTTTGCTCAATGTGTGGGCAAAATATGTACATATATTTTAAAAAAAGCAAAAAGCCCACACATTATCGCTATGTGGCACTCACTTAAAGCCAAGGGCTCCAAAAATTTCAAAAATAAATGAGCAAAAAAATACAATGCTAAAAGGAAGTGAAAATTTGGATACAGCTCTTACTCCAGATGGAGATTTTCTACTTGGAAGTAATGGTTTACCTGTAAAAATTTCTGATATAAAAGAAATTCTTCAAAAGATACTAATTAAATTAACAACTAGGAAAGGAAGTTTTATATACAACGAAAATCTTGGTAGTGACCTTTACAGATTAAGAGATACCTCTTTAGATAACGACACTCTAAAAAAGGAGGCGGAATTAATAGTAAAAGAAATTCTCTACGATGTCCCACAGGCAAAATTTAAAGATCTTTCTTCAGAAATTCTAGAAAATGAAGAAAAAAAGATACAATTCAATATTCTTTTAGAAATAAATAATAAAAATGAAACGTTGGTGGTTAAAGTTTAATGGAAAATTATTCTGACATCTTGAATAGATTAAACAGTAGCTTTTTAGAATTAACAGGTTTTAATGCAGATGATGCTTCAGATATTGGCATTAGACTAAAAGTTTTAGCAGGAGAACTTTTTTCTTTATATTCTGAGCTAAATTACATAAAGAATCAGATGTTTGTTCAAACAGCTTTTGGTGAAAATTTAGATAATCACGCTTTAGAAAGAGGCCTTAAAAGAAAAGAAGCCTTAAAATCTAAAGGAGTACTTACTTTTTCAAGGACGAACGCTTTACCTTACAATATAACAGTACCCGTTGGAACAGTTTGTTGTACAGGCAGTATAGAAGATGGGTTAAGATTTGAAACTACCAGCGAAGGGATTTTGCTAGCCGGTACAACTTCAGTGGACGTAGAAGCACAGTCTTTAGAAGGAGGAAAAGATAAAAACGTTTCAAGAGGAACTACTAGCATAATGGTATCTCCGCCTTCTGGAATTACTTATGTTACTAACAATAGCAGGTTCTCAGGTGGAGCCGATAAAGAAACAGATGAAGATTTAAGAAAAAGAATAGTTGAAAGCTATAAAAATATTTCTAATGGAACAAACATAGCGTTTTACAAAAGTGAAGTTCTTAAATATAGTGGTGTATATTCAGCTAGTGTTATACCAAGAGCAAGAGGCACCGGAACAGTCGATATATACGTAGCAGGTAAAGGCGAACTAGTTAGTAACGACCTAAAAAGCACTATACAGGAAAACATAAATAAACTAAGAGAAATTAACGTTAATGTTTTAGTAAAAGACCCTGTTTTAGTCTCTATAAGCACAATTCTTTATATTACTGTTGAAGAAAATTATATTTTTAGCGAAGTAAAGGATAAATGCATAACAGAAATCGAAAATTATTACTACTCTTTAGGCATAGGTGAACCGTTTTTAGTAGCGGATATTGCAGAATGTATCTACCATGTTGAAGGCGTAAAAAACTACTATATCCCAAACTCTTCAACTTTTGACAGAGAACCTGAACCTTACCAGTTAATTGTAAAAGATTCCATAGACATAAGAAATAGGGAAGGGTGATCTTTATTAGTGAGTTAAATTCTATAAAAAAAGTACTTTCTCCTCTTGGTCTTTATAATTTATCTGAAAATAGTCTAGTAAGCAAAGAAATAGAAGTTTATGAAATTGAAATAGAAAGAGTAAAAGAAAATTTAAAAAATCTATTAAGAGAATATTTTATAAATACAGCTTGTGATTACGGTCTTATTTTAAAAGAAAAACTTTTTGGTTCTGTAAAAACTGGTCTTTCTTTAGAAAACAGAAGAAAAATATTACTTAATAGATGCTCAAGTGAGTCTTATGGCTTTAACAGAGAATCTGTGGAAAAGTCTTTGATATCTGCTGGAATAGAAGGATATATAGTAGAAAATCCTCAAAATAATTCTCTTTATATTAATTGCCTAAATCGATTCGATACTACTATAACAAAAGAAATGGCTGAAAATATAGTTCTTAAGTTTATTCCCGCGCACCTAAGTGTAGATTTCGATTTTAGAATTTTAACTTGGAATTACTTAGATAGTCTAAATATGACTTTTTCTGAAATTGATAGTGAAGATCTTACTTGGGAACAGATAGATAATTATGAAAGTTAGATTTTATGATTTTAAAGAAAGTAAACACAAATGCACTTAGAACTTTATTTAATTTGAATCTGCATTGACACCCTAAACTAGATATGGACTTTTCTGAGGTTCATCAGGTGAACTGTGCCTAAACGCAAATAAATAATTATGAACATTAAGTTTTATTAAAGTCAAAAAAATGGCTCTCTATGCGATGTACTGTTTAGTACTTACCAAAAATAACTAGATGATTATGAAAATTAAATTTTTACTAAAACTGTAAATATTGTTGTCAAGATATATTAGAGCATAGATAAAAAACATTAGCAGCAAAAAATGGAATAAATTCAGTCAAATTGAAGCACAGCTCTTAATAAGTTGCTTAAAACTTTTGTTTAGATTTTTAAAATTGAGTTTCCATATGTGAACATACGCGCGGTTTTAGCACTCATAACCCCATCTGTAGAAATATTCCGCAAAGAATTGAACATTTTTATTAAATATTAAAAACAAAGAATTAAGAAGAAACATTGAAAAAAATGATTAGTACAATGACGTATATTTTTTTAAATTATTTTCTAGAAGTACAAAATCGGATATATTCGGCTTTATTTAAAAGCAGCTTTTCATAATCGGATTGGTTAAAACTTTTTTTAGTGCCTAAAATTAGAGTATTTTGCCTGTGGATTTTGTACCAAAATTATTGTTATTATCATTGCCTATTTTTGTAAGGTAGTGATTTTTTTAAATTATGAAAAACATAAAAAATAAATAAAAAGGAGTAAAAATATGCCAACAGAAAGTAAAACACCAAATTTAAATTTAAATAGCTGGACCGGTACAGATAAACCTAAAAGAGAGGATTTTGTAGAAGACAATACGATAATTGATAATGTTTTAGGTTCACACATTGCCAACACTTTAATACATATGTCTGCTGCGGAAAAAGAACTATTAAACTCTACTTTTACAGTGGGTACTCTTGCAGGCGATGGCAATAGCTCCTGCACACATACTTTAAATTTTTCACCAAAGTTTATTGTAGTTTTTGTAAGCGGGGAAGTACCTGTAAAATACAATAGCAACGAAAATTACTACATCTACAATTTTGCTATAGCAACACAAAATACTTATGGTTCAACTACCGGCGCTTCACTCAACGGAGCACAACTTACTTTACAGCAAACGCAAGGCACTCCTACAAATGGAATATTTTTAAACTTAAACAAATATTTTGAGCAATATGTTTACATAGCGTTTAAGTAAGATTTTTTTTAAAAGTTTAAAGTAAAAAAACATGCCTCTTAAATAGAGGCACACTTTTTACAATACTCTTAAAACGTAAAAATAAAGACAGTATTAATAAGGGCTTACCACATATGCTAAAGCGCAAAGAGGGGCTAAAGTATATAAAACTACTGCGTAATACAGTTACTCCCGCTACAAATTTTTTTAAAATATTTGTTAAATGTCGATTCAAATGACCCTTCTTTAGGCTCTTTAAAAATTGAATTTTCTGAATTTTCTTTAGAAATTTCGTTCAATATTGTTTCAGTGACTAATTTGGCAAGTTTTTCAGCAGTTTTGTCTATCTCAGATTCTACCGACTCTTTTGTGTTCTCTTCTAATATCTCATTTTCAAAAGGTTTACTTAACTTAATTGGTTCTTCTGAAAAACCTTTGGAGTCTTTATTATTTGTTGTTATTTCTGGATCTTTTGAAAATTCTTCAGCAATCATATTGTCCAGGACTTCATAAAATGCCGATTTGGTCGATTTATCTGAAAATTTTTTAAACATTTCATCTAATGCTTTGTAATAAGAGTTTGACATAGTATGTAAAGACTGTAACCTTACTAGCCTTTTCTTAAAATCCAAGTCATAAAAAGAGCTTTCCTTAATTATTTGGTTAATCTTTTCTAGTTTTTCATTTGGTTCTATAATTATTTTGTTAATATTTTCAAGTTTTTTGTTTGATCCTATATTTTCTTTATCATAAAGAGCCGATAATACTTGACATACATCTTCTTCTGTAAAAATCTTAAATTTTATTAAATCTGAAGAGAAAACACGAAAACAATAAGAATAACGGGTATAGTCTTCTTTTTCTAATTTATTTACATAGTTTTCGTCATTCAGTATTTCTTTAGAAAAATTAATAATTTCCCATAAAGATAAAATTAAATGAAACCTAGCATATCCTGTTGTCTTTAAGTCGTCTGCATATTGTGAACAAAAAGCACGTGCAAAAAGACTAGGCAAGTATTTTGAAAACCAATCTCCATAATTTTTTTCATCAATACTCAATATTTCTAGTATTAAGTTATTATGTTCTGAAATACAACAATCTGTAAAAGAACTTATACTCTTCGCAAAAAAATCACTTTTAAAAAATTTATCTATCTTTTTTTCTATGTTACCATTCAGGATGACCTCTATCTTTTCCCTAAGCTCATTTGCCCTTTGCCTTTTTAATTCATCTTTCTGGTATTTTTCGTCACAATTTTTGTCACAAAATTTTTTTAATTTTACTAAAAATATTAAATCTTTTTCTTTAAGATATAAAAATCCGCCTGAAATAGCATTGACAATATTCCTCAACTTAGAAGCTATTTGCGCAAGAAACTCGTCTTTTTGATGATTTTTATTACATTGACTTGAAAGAAACCTGTCAAGCTTATCCAGATATACATAATCTTCTTTTTCTAAATTAAGCCGTTTTTTTATTATATTGCCAAAATTTTTCTTAAAATCAAGAGATATTTCTCTTACTGTTTCATCTTTTTGAAACTTTTCATCGCAGTTCATATAGCAAAAACATTGGAGTTTATCTAAAAGTGCATAGTCTTCATTCTCAAGGTTAGGGACAAAATTGCCTCCCCCCAATAGTTTTTCTGTATTAAAATCTTTCAAATCATTGTTTGAGAACAAGTTATACAAACTTTCAAAAAATTTACTTTCCAAAAAATTTTTTGCAGCCGAGACACCTTGTGGATTAACACTAAAAATTAAACCCGCAGTTAAAGTAGTAAAGCCAATACAAGAACCAAATTTTCTGACTAAAGAATAAGATTTCATATAAAAACTCCTTTTAAGTTACAAAAAGTAATACGGAAGCTGACAGAAAACTAAATAGAAAATAAGGACCAAACAAAAACTAATAGCAAAGATTGCTGATTTTTATGCTCTTACAAAAATTATTTCCTTACGTGAGCTGTAAAAAAGCCACCTTCTTTACCAGAGGAAAACATATTAATATTACTGAAAATATTACCGTACTGAAAATTAAGTAAGCCTTCTAAGGAATCTTTATCAGAAAAAATACTACTTAATTCGTTCAGTTGCTCTTTAAACGCTTCATTAAGAAGATCAGCTGTGGTTCTTGTATCCTTTTCTTTATAAGCAGCTCTAGCTCCTTCCTGATATGCCTTTACAAATTCAGAAAACTTCCCTTCAGCAAAAGATTTTTCCATTTCTTCTACACTTTTTTTCAAATCCCGAAAACCTGGTAGCATTTTTGAAAAAATACTAAAAATTTCTATCAATTCTTTAGGTGAACAAAAACCGCTAGACACTAAATCTTTAGAAAAGCAACCAAGATTTACAAGTGCTCTATGTAGCTCTACTTTGTCTAATTTTTTTACATACATACCGTCAATTAATATGTTGTTTATCAATTCACATACTTTAACAAAACGAAACATCACTTTAATTTGTGGTGTTTTATTATCGTCGAAATAACCATCATGGATTTCTTTTACAATAGGAGAATACTTACAAAAATTTTCTTTAACAAAAATATTATTTTCGTTAAAGAAAATATCTTCATATTTACTTGCTTTCAGGACAGCAGCGATATCCGCCACATCAGCAGGAATAAGTTTTAACTTTTCAATTTTTACTTTTAGAATTTTTTCTACATCTTTTTTAAAGTTTTGTGCCAATTCTCTTCTTGAATCTATTTTTTGAATTTTTTCATCTGTATTATCATTTGAAAACTTCCAAAGTTTAACTAAAGTCCAAAGACTTTTAACTTTTAGTCTTTCCACATTTTGGCCGGCATCCTTTACTTGCTCATTCCAAAAAGCATCAACATTGTAATTTTTAACATCTTTTTCAGTTACTGCTTCCAGCAAAACTAAAAACAACTTATTTTTCAAAAGCTCTTCGTTAGCAAATGCACACTTTGAACCTAAACTAGAAAATAAACCTAAAGTTAAAGTAGTAAAACCAATACAAGAACCTAATTTTCTGACTAAAGAATAAGATTTCATGTAAAAACTCCTTTTAAAACTAAATATAAAGACCAATTCAAAAATTAAAACATAAAATAAAATTACCTAAAATAAAGTGATATCACCCCCCAAAAAAAGCTATAATACAAAAAGCCTTTTTCTCATAATAACAAATATTTATTGCTTTTTAAAACATATACCGTTGCTAACTCGTATTAAATCAACTATATAATCAGAAACATCGCTTCTTGAATATTTTTTGAAAACAGATAAATTTTTTTTAAAAAATTTAATAATTGTATCGCTGGGAGCATCCAAGCAGGCTAATGGGGCACACCACGAACTCCAAAAAAAATTTTTGCCTCCTCTATCAGCAAAAAATAAAAACGAATCAACTATTGCGTCTGTTTTTCTTTTGCCAAAGAGTATCTCTAAAGCTTTTAAAATATCGTCTGCCTCCACGTATTCTCCTTTAATATTTTTCTTTAGCAACTTATCTGAATATTCCATTATGTAAAAAAAGAAGTTCCGTTTTTCTTCCTCACTAAAATCGAAAACAAGAAAATTAAGGATGCTGAACACCCATTCTTTTTTGGAATCATCTCCATTCTTAAAAACAGAAGGCTCAGATAAAATACGTTTAAAAAGATTCTTACGCTGTTCTTTTCCTAAGGCCCCAATAGCACAAAATAAAAATTTTGAAAGATATGCGTCCTTCTTTTCGGGCGAACAGTTTAAGTTATTTATAATTTTAAAAATTAACTCTTCTGGTTTTCTACTGAATAAATTTTTAAACAAAATATTAAATAATAAACTAAAGGTATCTTCACTGCCGGCGACATATCCCTTAAGCATATCTTTTAAATGGTAAAAAAACCTAAAGAAAAACTTTATGCTGTCTTCTTCGCTAAAACTTTTAGTTATCTCTTCTATTGCTTTAGCAACATAGTCTTTTGTGAGAAATTTTTTGTCTATAAGAATTTTAGAATATTTCAATGTATCAATAATTAAAGGTTCTTCTAACAAACAACTTTCCAAAGAAAGAGGTGATTTTGACTTAAATCTATTATCTTGCTTATTTTTAGGCATTTTGTCGTGACTAATTAAAATAATCTTTAAAAATGTATCGGCTAAACTTTCGCAGAAAAGCAAATTATTTTTTTCGTCTACACTAAGATTTTTATCAAATTCTCCGTTTTTAATTCCTTCACAAAATTTGCCTATATATTCCATGTAAACACCAAATTTTTCTTGGTGGTATTCACCCTTAGAATTCAAAAACATGTCTTCGTATGTTCTTTTTCTCAAAAAATCTAAAATTTTAGAATCTATATTTCCTCCCAAAATTGACGCTATTTCTTGTCTTAATTTTTTTGCATTTTCTTCTATTTTATTAGTTTTTTCTATTTCTTTACAAAGCCATTCTTTTTTATCTTTTTTTTGCATTTTCTTCACAAATTTTTTCAATTTTTTCGGAAAGATCTTGCGATTCTTTTTTTTTCTTAAAAAACCGGGATTAGATATTTTCTTTAGTATCGTTTTCCTAGCTTCAGCGCACATTCCTCTAAAGTCTGCAATAGCGTACCAATATATTAAAGTGTCTAGTCCTTGGCTTTTTAAATCTTCAACTTTCTTTTCTAAACTTTTATTGTCTTCCCAGCAATACTGGCTATCTAAAGAAAGAATTTTTGTCTTTTCTAAATTATCTGCATCTTTGTCAAAAAATATGTTCTCAAAACATTTATCGTTCTTTCTCTCTTCGCAAACCACTTTAAAAGTGTCAGCAAAAAAATAATCCGTAAATATTGAGTAAAAGTTAAGTTCCTCTTCTGGCTTTTTCATGACCATGTCTTCTACACTTTGATCACTATTGAAAAAGTCGTCCACTTTATATTTGAAAGCTTTACCTTCCAAGAAATTAAAAAGATTACTTTCCAAAAATTTATCGTCTGCCGCTACAGTACCAGAAGATACACTAGAAATAGCCCCGCATGAAAAACTCGCTAAACAAAAAGAAGAAACCCATTTCCTTTTACCAAAAAAATTTAACATGAAAACCTCCTAAAAAATATATAGTAAATAGATTTATTATAAATAAAAAAAAATATAAATAAAGTATAAATATTTTAAAACAAAACCAACATAGAAAAAACTAAGTAATGGAAAAATCAAGCCATAAAAGCTTTATTAAAATACATCAACATGGCCTTTGCAGCCAATATTTGCTATACAAAAGCCAAACTAACAAAAACAAGCCCAATGTTACCTCTGATTTTCAAAAAACTCAGCTGAGATAAAGATAACCTCAAAAATCTTTCGCAAGGCTATCTGCTTGATTAAATAACTCATCTAATTTATTCTTATCGATCTGCTCTTTGTTGATTTCTTTCTTTATGATTTCCTTTAAAAAGCCATTGTTATTCTTTTGGCTCCAAAATTTTAAAATCTTTCTCAGACCGTCTATACCAGATTTATTGTAAGAGAAAACTATACTACTTAATATCTTTACGGCGGCTTTACTATTATTCAAATTACCAACAGCAGAATTAAGATCCATTAGTAAATCTTGCACAAAACTATTTTTAAAATCTTCTGATAGATTAAAAGAAAGAACTTCTGAGCTGCCAGATACCATATGCAT